GAATTGGCTAACATCCTTTCAACTGAAATCCTTGCTGAGATGAACCGCGAAGTAATTCGTACAATCAACTCGCAGGCTAAGTTGGGTGCACTTCAGGCTAACACACTTGACAACGGTATCTTCAACCTCGACACAGATGCTGATGGTCGTTGGTCAGTAGAGAAGTTCAAAGGTCTTGTTCTTCAGATCGAGCGTGAAGCTAACGTAATCGCTAAAGAAACTCGTCGTGGTAAGGGTAACTTCATCATCTGTTCTTCAGATGTTGCTTCTGCCTTGGCTGCTGCTGGTATGCTTGACTACGCTCCTGCAATGTCAACTAACTTGAATGTTGATGACACAGGTAACACTTTTGCTGGTACATTGAATGGCCGTACTAAGGTCTACATCGACCCATATGCTACTGCAGACTATGTAACTGTTGGTTACAAGGGTGCTAACGCTTATGACGCTGGTGTGTTCTACTGCCCATACGTACCGCTCCAGATGGTTAAAGCAGTTGGTGAGCAAGACTTCCAGCCACGTATCGGGTTCAAGACTCGTTATGGCATGGTTTCTAACCCATTCGTTGGCGATGCGCCTACTTCGAATGCCTTGGCTACTGCTAAGACTAACCAGTACTACCGTATCTTCCGCGTTGACAATATCCTCGCTTAAGATTGGTTACTGAATAACAATAAGAAATGGAAGGGGCCTTCGGGCCCCTTTTTTTATGCTATAAATAGATGTGTACATGTGAGGTGAATATGGCTACTCTAACAACCAATGTAAATTTTCTACAACCGTCTGGGTTTAAGGTCACTATTGATCGTGATAACTACCCCAACTTAGAGTTCTTTGCTCAAAGTGTGGAACACCCTAGCGTATCAGCGTCTCCTGGCGAAATAGACTTCCGGGGAGTTAGGTTACCTACTACCCCCGATCGCATTGAGTTTGCGGACCTTACTATGAATATTTTAGTGGATGAGGATATGACCTCGTATCTCGAAGTGTTCAATTGGTTTAAACGATTGATCGAAGAGCCAGAACAAACACCAGGTCAGGCATTAGATAACGCTGCAGCCCAACCTCCATCACGTGCCGATGTCACCGTCACAATCCTCACGAGTCACAACAACGCTAACAAAACAATTAAATATTTAGACGCATTCCCTGTTGACATTGGAAGCATTTCATTGGAAACTACTGCTGGAGATGCGGTCTTTATCACATGTCCCATTACGTTCAAGTATACGAGATTTGAAATTTCCTGAGGATAACCCTACATTATGACAATTGATTTACAGAATGTTCTTGATATGTGGAAAGTGGATGTTGAGATAGATGAAATGAATTTAGATGAGTCTTCACGACTCACTCCAAAGCTACACGCTAAATATCTTGAGTTGTATTCCCTATCTAAACTCCAGCTAAAGAAAGCCGAGATCAATCAGAAGACTCTCTTGAAGGACAAGTGGCTGTATTATAATGGAAAGATGGATCGCAAGTCTATTGAAGACCGGGGGTGGAAGTTTGATCCCCTAGATGGTCTCAAGGTTATGAAAACAGATATGGACCGATACTACGATTCGGATCCTGATATTCAACGAAGTGAGGAGCTGATTCAATACTATAAGACATTGGTCGATACGCTTTCTAACATCATTGATAACCTCAAGTGGAGACATCAAACAATCAAGAATATGATCGAGTGGAGACGATTCACTAGTGGCGGATAAACTTATAGTTGCACCCCGAGGGGCTGGTAGCAGGTTTATAATGTCTCTTCTCATTGATTATTACAACTTACCTGTTTCATATTGGTATGATGAACTTAATAATGAGTATCATCATCATCGGTCAGCACACAAGACTCCAGGTAACACGAATCCATCTATGTATTGGAACGTTGATCAGTGGGTCAATTTTGGATCTCTGGTAGATGAAGATCAGCCCGCCGAGATCATAAAGTGTACTCATCAACTGGAGCCTGCTCGAGAAATTTATTATGTGGACGCTAGAATGAGTATGGATTGGGTAACCAAGCTTGTTCTCTACAAAGCATTTACTCGCTCCTTCTCCGAAGAAGTGCACAGCAATAAAATGTTACAGCCAGTAAATTTGAGTAAATGGAAAGACTATTTGACATTTCTCAAACATAACGGTGTCTACTTTCCTCCTATAAACAGGATCTTTACTTTTTACTTTTTAAATAATGAGGAGTGGATTTGGGATAATCTCAGAGATAAAATAAGACGACAGCTCCAAGAACGAAAAATGGAACTTCTTAACTTATTCCAATACGAGGATAATCCTAATTCTTTCACGTATGAAAACTTTATTAATGCTAATACAGGCACAGTATTAGATAACTATTCTAGTAGTATAACAACATACCATCAACGTAATATTGAATTTGTTACCAAGTTTGAGAGGGTGTTTGGATGCATTTAGTATATCCTCAAGGAGCAGGAGGTCATTTTCTTTGCGCGCTTCTCAATGGTGCAACAGATCTCCATCCCCCAGGTAATGATTTTTTCAACACTGTATATAATCAAAATCAGTATGGTCAAAAATACTATGGACGGCATCGCGTAGAGACAACACCCCAGAACACAGTCGTTGTTTATCCTGCGTCTAATTATTATAAAGAATATTGCCACAAGCTGTATGTGATTAAAAAGTTGTATGATGGTCAAACCTATAAAGATGATTACTCTACTATAAGAACCGTTGAATATTTTACTAAACGATATGATCCCATATCAATAGAACAGCTACTTGAGCGGTTACACAAATACCATGAAGTGTGTAAGCGATACAACTTCGCGCTTTCAAGCCGAGCTGTAATAAAGGGTATTTTGACTGGCGAAGATTTTATTCTCTCCACTAAAAAAGAATTGGAACAAACGCCAGACTGGCTAGAGGACTACCCCGATCTCGAAGCTGCCCACAAATACACATATGAAAAGATTTTCGTGATGAGAGATCTTGACGATACTATCTTCAGTAAATACAAGCGTGAGATTAAGCGGTACCATGAACGAAATATACAATTGTTAGCAGAAACAACTGAGAAACTGTGTCAAATTTGCTAGCTTATCCTCCGGGAGCTGGGGGAAACTTTTTAATATCCTTAATAACAGATGGACAATACACATACGTAGAAAACCACAACGAATACACCACATATGATCATCCAGGTATGAAACTGATGGATGCGAGCCAGAATGTGTTTAATCAATATCCGTGGTATAAAACTCATGATTTAAATTTTGTTCAACACTTCACTGACGTTATTGTTATTTCTTCGAAGTCGCAGAATATTCAACGGTACTGTAATGCATTAGCTGCATTAAAGATTGGGCTTAATCGAAAACCGGTAGATGTGAAAAGACGAATTGATCGATGCGATCATTGGGCCAATTTTAACCACTATAAATACATACCATACGAACAGATCTTTTTTGATCTTGAATTGAATAATACACCATGGCAAGGATATGAGCAGCAAATCGCTGATTATACCAAACGAAATATAGAATTATTAGATGAGCAAGGCTACAGTAAGATTATTCCTAAAAGATAATGCAATGATGTTGGTTGATACGGATCCTGGTATCAAGCAAGAGATTGCGGATCACTTTACGTTCTTTGTTCCTGGCTATAAGTATATGCCGGCATTCAAACGTAAGGTATGGGATGGAAAAATCCGTATGTTTAACCAGCAGACAGGTGAACTTAATGCTGGCCTATTCACAAAGCTGAGAGCTTTCTGTGCCCAACGTGGATACACAACATCATTAGAGCAGTCTCGTTTCGGCTTTCCCGGTCAAAAGAATGTACCCAACTTCGTTCGGTTTAATGACTTCCTTCAAGAGATTAATCTGCCCTTTGTGCCGCGCGAGTATCAGTATGAGGCGATACAGCATGCCCTGATCAATAAACGATCGATTCTTCTAAGTCCAACAGGTTCTGGTAAGTCGTTTATCATTTATCTGATAACGCGATGGCTCCTTCATAATGAGATTGATTTTGGTCAATTTCCGAGTCGCAATGAGAAGGTGTTAATCATCGTACCAACAATCAGTCTTGTCGAGCAGATGTTTGCAGACTTTAAGGATTATGGGTATGATGCAGAATCGTTTGTCCACAAGATCTACTCCGGCCAGGATAAGGATACTGATAAGCCGATAGTACTGAGTACGTGGCAATCAATCTACAAGCTTCCTGGTAAATGGTTTGAGCAGTTCGGAGCTGTGTTTGGGGATGAGTGTCACGGTTTCAAATCTCGTTCTCTTTCATCGATAATGAATAAGTCGCGGGCTGCTGACTATCGTTATGGTTTGACGGGCACTTTAGATAATTCGGAGACCCACGAACTGATGCTTGAGGGTCTATTTGGTCCTGTGTATCGAGTTACCACTACAAAGAAACTTCAGGATACGGATCAATTAGCTCAGCTAAAAATTAATATTCTTCTTCTCGAATATCCTGAAGAGGACTGTAAGTTGATTACGCGTCCTCGTAGTGATGTGGACAAGAAGAAGGCTTACCAAGAAGAAATTGACTTTCTTGTATCCCATGAAGGTCGGAATAAACTAATTCGCAATCTTGCGTTGGATCAGATGGGCAACACTCTTGTGTTGTTTCAGTTTGTTGATAAACATGGCCGACAGCTTCATGATATGATTCAACAAAAAGCTGCTGATGGCCGTAAGGTGTTCTTTGTCCATGGTGGTACCGACTCCTCCGATCGAGAAGCTATTCGTAAAATTGTTGAGACACAAAAAGATGCAATTATTGTTGCATCGCTTGGTACATTCTCAACTGGTATTAATATTAAGAACCTACATAACATTATCTTTGCTAATCCATCGAAATCGCAAATTAAAGTTCTGCAATCAATTGGTCGAGGCTTACGTAAATCAGAAGATGGTCGGACTACGGTATTGTATGATATAGCCGACGATCTCCATCATAAGAGTAAGAAGAACTTTACCTTATTACATTCGGGAGAGCGAATAAAAATATATTCAAAGGAACAATTCCAATATAAAAT